TTTTATTTGTAGTCTTGGTGCTGATTACATAAACTTTTTTAGCAATAATACAGGTTCTCGCCTTTCTTCTCCAAAGGCAGTAGCCATTGATGAAACATGGTCAGTACATAGTTATGAAGGCGACTATAATCCAATTCACGATCATGGGACAAAAACCATTATGGGAATATCTACGACTGGTTGGATAAAAGTACCCCAACAAATATTAGACCAACCTGTAGCTGGGTCGCCAAACTACTCCTTATATAATACATCTGGCGATTGTGATGGCTACATTGCTTTTCAATACGGAAGAAACGAATTAATGAATACAGAAAGACTAAGACCACCTCAGTCTTTTGTAATAAAGCCAGAAGTAGGAAAACTATTAGTATTTCCTTCTTGGTTACAACACATGGTATATCCATTCAAAGGTAAGGGCGAAAGAAGAACAGTAGCATCTAACCTTAATTGTTGGGATGTTCCAAAAGAATCATTAACAGAAGGAGAATAATATGTTAGATACAATTTTAACAATAATACAAATAGCACCTTGGGTTATATCAGGGGCTTCTTTGATTTGTGCTTTGACACCCACACCAAAAGACGATGAGATTATAGGTAAAATATATAAGCTGATAGATTGGTGTGCTATAAACGTAGGTAAGGCCAAGGAGAAATAACATGAGTTTTTGGAAAAGAATGATTGATGCCATAACTGGTACGGAAAGAAAAACCGTAAGAGCTAGAGATGAAGATGGTAAATTTGTAGCTGACGATAAATCTACCCCAGATGTCAACGAAGCCTACGAAGAAGTTAGAGTTAAGAAAGAAAATACATAATGCCTGATATAAACGAATCAATGGCTAAAATTGAAGCACATGAGCGCGAGTGTACGATTCGTTACGAAAACATAGAAAGAAGATTAGAGGATGGGTCAAAAAGATTTGACAGACTAGAAGCTATGCTTTGGGCAGTTTATCCTTTTATAGTGGGTGCAATTGTATTGGCTGAGTTTGTATGAACGATCAAAATAGATTTAGCGGGGACATGGATCGTAATGAGGTCGAAATGGATCTCAATAAATTCATGGATATGATCAAAGAAATATCTGATCTTAAAGATAAAATTAGAGATTTAGAATCAGATGTTAATGTCAATCCTCATCAAAGATGGATTCATCTAGCTAAAGCTGTTGACTCCTGGAGAATATTTCCAAGAGCCTTTCTTACCGTCTATATAATTTTATTATATAAATGCACTATTTGGTTTATGGAACTGCCTGAACCTTCATTTGAACAGTCTGGCCTTATTTCTATTGTAGTAGGAGCTGGCGCAGCCTGGTTTGGTTTGTATGCTGGTACAACTGGTAGCAGCAAACAATTTAAAGGCGAAGACAGTTAGTGGAGGTTTTTGACCTCATAGCAGAAGTAGGCTTACCCATAGCCAGTGGTCTAATTATGGGTTTTTTCATATTTATTGTTATGAAACAAATGATGGACGGTCTTGTAGATGAAATCAATACCGTACAAGGCATATCTAAAATGTTAATAACTAGAGCTTCTATAATGAACAACGATATGATTCGTATAGATGTAAGTGTCTCTAGTGCGTTAAATCTAGCACCAGACTTAGATAGAATAGCTAGAGCGGAAAACTTTGTAGAAGACGGGAAGATAGACGCAAGAAGAGATTGATGGACATAGCACAACTGATAGCAGACTTTGGGTTCCCTGTTGTCATGGTAGTTGGACTAGGTTATTTTGTTTACTTTGTCTGGCAAACAATAACCAATAAAATAGATCCGTCTGTCCAAGAAATGAAAACTACTATAATCCGTTTGACTGATCAATTACGATTGTTAGATCAAGATATGATAAGGTTGCAACAAAAGGTGAATACTGTTTTGGAAATAAGAGAAAACGAGGGGAAAAATGAAACAGCAGAACCAAAAAATAAAAAGCAAGAAGGAATTAGAAGAGTTGATTAAACAACAACAGGATAGAAGGAATGGATAGGTGGGATAAAATTTTTATTATTCTAAGTATTCTAAGCATATTATTATTTGTTGTTTACTTGAGTGCAGATGAAATGACACATAAGTTTAAGAACCCTAGCTTTTCAGGTGTTGGCACATCTAGTCATTATTTAACTATTGAAAACCAAGAGTTCAATAGAAAAGAGGCTATACGTGAAGAGATCAAAGCTTATGTAGAAGATCTAGAGAGAGAAGCAGACAACACCACTCTAGCTAGGTTTATACGTAATTTAGAGAGTAGAATATACGCACAACTCAGCAGACAACTGGTTGATAGTTTGTTTGGTGAAACTGCTTCTGATTTTGGNGTTCTTGANTTAGAAGGCAANACAATAGAATANAGNGTAGANGACGATAANGTAACATTAATAATTACAGATGAAGAAGGCAACACAACAGAAATTACTGTACCTCTTGGTTCCTTTACTTTCTAGCTGTGCTCTACTTGTAGATCCTTTAGACAATGGAATACCACCTATAAGAAGTATTGAATCAGCAGAGGTTGGTGCTTTATTAACTAAATTATCAGAAGCAACTAAACCAGAGCGAAAGCCCGTAGTGGCTGTATACCCAAACTCTTTTAAAGATGATACAGGTCAACGTAGATCTAACAGTCAATATGCAAGTTTTAGTACTGCAATTACCCAGGCTCCTGATGCTTACCTTATCAGGGCTTTAAAACACTCTAATGTATTTGATGTAGTAGAACGTAAGGGTTTGGACAATCTAACTAAAGAACGACAGATTATACGTACCACTAGAGAAAGCTTCGATGAAAAACAAAAGGTCAAACCATTACTGTTTGCTGGTTTGTTGATGGAAGGCGGTGTTGTAGGTTATGAAACCAATATTAGATCAGGCGGTGCTGGTGCTAGATATCTTGGAATTGGTGCATCAAAAGAATACAGACATGACTCTGTTACCATATCTCTACGCACAGTTTCAGTTAGCACAGGTAAAATTTTAATTGAAGTTCTTGTAACCAAGTCAATATTGAGTGCATCTGTATCAAATGACATATTTAGGTTTTATGCTAATAACACTGAATTAGTTGAAATTGAAAGCGGTATAGTAGAAAATGAGTCTGTAAACATCGCTTTACAGATGGCAGTAGAGACGGCTGTTTTACAAACAATAGAGGAGGGTTATAAAGAGAACTATTGGAAACAAAGAAAGGTAGAAAAATGAAAAAACTCTTAATAATATTATTCATGTCCCTTCCCCTAGTCGGTGCTTATAATGCAATATATATATACCAGTCCGGGGCAACATCTAATCTAGACATAGAACAAGTTGGAGGCAGTGGAAACATCATTGGTGGTTCTGACGCTGCAGCTGGTTCCATGACTGCGTTAGATATTGATGGTGCTACTATGACCTTGGATATCTTACAGAAAGGTAATACAAATAAATTCCTTGGTGATATATGGGCAGATAACTACACAGGTTACTTCTCGTTTATAGGAGACACCAATACTTTTAACATGTCTACGGATGAGACTAACGCTACAGGAGCTGATGGATCTAATGTAAATGTTCAGTTTACAGGCAATACAAATACAGCAACTTTAAACCATGCAATGACAGCATTAGCTGCAAACCTTGACTTGGATTGGATAGTCCAAGGTTCTGGTAACACAATTACATCTAGCATAGATGTTGATGGGGCTACTAACTATATGGATATTGATGGTAGTGATAATACAATAACCTATGATGGTGACGGATACGCTGGTGGGTATTTCTATTTAGATCATACAGGCAGCACAAGAACATTTAACATAGATCAGGAGTCTACATCAGATAATGATTGGCTTAAAATTACATCTGTGGGCTCTAGTGGTACTGTTTGCGTTACTCAGTCAGACGCAACTACTTCATTCGTCTGTTGAGATAGGAGCTATTTCAGAACTTAGAGGTAACGCTCAAGTTCTACGAGATAAACCCTATGGTGCTGAACTAGAGTTCAACATCCAACAAATGGATGATGTCCGTACAGAAGCGGGCAGAGTCGCCATAACTTTTGAAGATTCTTCTACAGTAAAACTAACAGAGCATTCTAAGTTAGTCATAGACGAATACATTTACGATCCAGACCCATCTAAGTCAAAAATGGCTCTGAAGTTTGCTAGTGGCACAGCAAGGTTTATTACCGGTAAATTCAATAACAAAAGCAATATATCTATACGTACGCCTACGGCTGATATAGCAATAAGAGGCACAGACTTTACTTGTACAGTAGATGAATTAGGTAGATCTCTTGTCATACTGTTACCTGATGAGAATGGTATATCTAGTGGTGAGATCCTGGTATCTACAGCTATGGGTAGTGTGACACTAAACAAACCCTACCAAGCAACAACTGTATCTGTATACGAGAACAATCCTACTAAACCTGTAACATTAGATATATCACTAGATCTAATCGACAACATGCTTATTGTTAATCCGCCACAAGAAGTAGATCAACAAGCGGAGGAGACGCAAA